CTTCAGTATTATCTTCCTCTTCAAAAGAAACATTTTCAGCTGCAACAGATTTTAATTCCTCCTTGCCTAGCGATTCAGCCATCCTTTCCATGATTTGTGGGATGTTTTCTTTTTTATAGGCATCAAGTTTATCCTCACTGCATAAACCATTATGTACACAGCAAATTGTTCCAGCATATGTCACATTAAATGGCGTAGGTAACTGATTCTTGGCAATTGAAATTTTACTGGTAATTCCATACTGATATTCATTCCCCTTATATGTAGCCTTAAGTCTTTTTGTAGCTGCTTTTGCAACGCCTCCGACATGTATAAGAAGCCTCATTGCATAAAAGAATGACTTACCACCCTTATTCTCAATTGATGCAGCCCCTCCAACGGAATTCATGGAGTCGTTCCAAATTTTATTCACTACAAAAAATGTATTTGTATATTGTGAATCTTGACTTCTTGACCCAGGGATTCTCGCATTAACAATGTTGTTGAATGCCACTGAGAGGGCCCCTGCATTGAACATCGGGTTTCCTACTTTTGACTGATAGGATTTCCAACAATCAATACTGCCAACCGAATCCCAAACAAACAACAGGGGCATAGGAAGTTCGCCAGCCTCTTGCTTGTCAATAAGGTCGTTTATTATGTAAGCAATGTCCTCAATGACAGCAACAGTTCTCTTTGTTGATTTCTTGGTTCCGGTTGAATAGTCCATATCCCCACAATAATCACAGATTGTCGCGTTATTGAAAAGAATGAAATTACCCTCATAGTCAACAATCTTCATCTCCCCTGTTTCCTCATCGGCACCTTCAACTGGGGTAGCTTCCATTCCACAGTCAATGGCATATTTGAAGTCAAAATTACCCTCTGTCTCAAATATGATTGGAAGGATTCCCTGTTTCTGTGCAGCTGCGATGAGACAGTTCTTGATTGTGGACTTACCAGTATCGGACCACCCACGAACGCCACTCATATAACCAGCAGGAATTCCGGGAATGTGCAGAGCGTCCTGGAAAGCCTTTGGCATGATAATCCACTCCATCGGCTTGTCAGCAACCGGGGCACTTGAAATTTTCTTCTTGAAAGCCCCGATATCAAATTTCTTGATTTCCTTTTTCTTTAAAGGTTGTGCCATATTAAATTTTCATATTATCTTTTATCATTATTTAATGTTTTTAAGGCAGTTTCAACTTCTTTCTTTAAGTTTTTCACCTTTTCTTCAACTTCCTTATATTGTTCATCAGTAAGGAGAACCGGATTTATGCATTCAACCCTGCTTTCTCCTTTCCTTATTGGGACTATAATCTTTTCAATTGATTCATCGTAAGTGAAAGCTTCTGCAAAACTATGCAAATATTCGCTAACATTTTTGTCAGGTATACTTCCTATATTAAGATAGCATACTAAAAAAAGTTTATCTTTATCCATAGCCATATTATTTTAAACCTGTAAAAATTCTAGACATTTTTCCAAAACACTTACTTTGTCTTTCTTATAATCACTATCCCATATTGTTAAAACTTTATACCGCTTGACCCAAAACCCTTGTCACCTCTGTCGGTTTTATTCAGTTCTTCAACTTCAACGAACTCAATTGGTACGGTGAATCCAATTTTCATCTGTGCCACCCTATCCCCAGGTTCATATTTCGGCATATTCGGCATTACGTGATAGAAAAACGCACAAATCTCACCGGTATAGCCAACATCAACCGTACCACATGCATTGCACAAACTCATTCCCGTCTTCCACACTGAACTCCTTGGGCGAAAATCAATCGACAAATTCGTTTTATGGTAAGAATGGACCGGCGAAAACATTGAAAAATGGCTATCAGGCAAGTTTATTCCCTCGTTTTCGTCAATCTGTAATGCGAAACCGAGCGGATATTTATATACATTCGGTGCTACTTCCTCACAATCACATGCATAGACATCATAACAGAAATCATCATCGTGTGCCTTGGTCGGGAGTTTTGCGTTTTCCCTGAGTTTCTTGAATTTAACTTTCATCTTTGTCCTCCTTATTGAACTTTGGGTATCCTGTTATCTTTTTATCTGGGGTTGTTAGTTCTCCGGACCTATCTTTTTCAACCTTAGCCAACACTTTGCCGATTTTTGTTAAATAAGCCGAGACGGTTCCTTTTGCTGTGTTTTTCCACCATTTATAGTGCTTGCCGAAATACTTTTCACAGACATCCTCTATCCTCTGTATTGACGTTGGCGTTTCTTTTTCAGCCTCATCAGATATTATTTCCAGATTTTTATAAAGATTTGTCTGTTTTACAATTTCAATCGGTTTTTCCGACCAATTATCCGTTATATTTCTATATAACCCACTCATAAAGGCATCCTTCTCAAATTTACACACATAATAAATTGTCCACCCAACAACCTGCTCATAATAATCGTCCATATCGGTTAATTTGAGGGCGGTATTATAAATCTCTTGCGTTTTACCTTTAACTAAAAATTTATTTCCACTCTTAACGGCTTGAAAAAGATGTTTAACCTCGTGTTCGGTCGTTCCATTAAAGTCTATGTAGCAAGACTTGTTTGCCAGATATACAACGGTTGTTTTTAAAACATTTGTATCTTCAGAAAAACTTCCGGCTTTAGGTATTTTTAATAACTTTAACTCGTTTTCGTTATTGACAATTTTGATTTGATATATTACGTCAATAATCTTCCCGAACAAAGTGGTTTTAAATTTACCGGAAAACACCTGGAAAGACATTTTATTACTGTCGGAAACAATTTTATCTATTAAATTCTGTGTTTCCGTTTTTACAAGTTCTGAAATACCGAGTTCCTCATTGACCAGTCTTGTTAGGCTTTCATCAAGTCTCATCTTCGTTTCTCTTTCTATACATCTTATTTCCTGTCCTCTCGTAGTAGCATTTACGGCACAAAGCAACATACCTTTCATCACCACCGACTTCAACCTGTGCACCTTCCATCACAATGTTTCCTTCACCATCAATTCGTGCGTTGAACAATGTCTTTGTGTCACATGAACAACTTGACTTTATTTCAATAAGGTCGTCCGCAACTTCAAACAGTCTGCGAGAACCAGGAAATAGATGCGTCTGGAAATCAGTCCTTAACCCGAAACACATAACATTTATGCCTAAATTATCTGCAATTGCAGCCAACTGGTCAACCTGTTCCGGTGTAAGGAATTGTGCCTCATCAACAAGAATCCATTTCACCTTCGGATTAAAGAACATCTCATCCTTCTGGCATACGTTCCTTACAAGTTCGTAGAGATTGAGGTCCGCAGAAATGCTGGTACAAGGCTTATCACCTAAAGCCCTTGAATGAATTATTCCTTCTCCATCCCTCGTATCAATCTCGCTTTTGAAAATAACATATGGAATTCTTCTCTCCTCAAAATTAAATGCCGTGGCTAGTAACTGTAGTGATTTTCCACTTCCCATAGACCCATAAAAAAATTTTAAATGTCCTCGCATATGATTTTTAACAATTCGTCTTTATTTGTGCAAATTATTTCATCGGTTTCATTGTACTTGGCCGTTGCTTCATCACTAAAGTACAAAATTTTTATACCATTCTCAAGACACAGCTTCTTTTTCATTTTGTCATTTTCTCTAACAATTTGAAACTGTTTTTCCGGGTCATAGTTCTTAATTTTTGTGTTCAGTGGTAAAAAATGACCAATTCCTTGGCATTCTATTGCGATGTTTTTTTCTGGTATAAAAAAATCAAGGTACATGTGTTGTTTATTTACTAACCAATCAAAAGTTTTTTCTGTTTCAAAACGTATACCTTTTTTAGTTAAGAACTTAAAAATTACATTTTCAAAATGTGAATTCCTGCAGTGAGGACAGCCATTACCCATTAAATGGGCACCTGCCTTTTGAAAAAATGACCCATGTTCAAGTCCGTTACGGTATTTTTTATGACAAACAATCTCAACTTTTTTCTGGAATTTTGATAACAAACCTTTGAATAATCGTATTTGTCACCGTGAATTTTTCTGGCCTGTTCTATAAACTCCTCTGTTGTTTTTTTTCTTTCTACCCATTTTTGTTTTCTTTTAACATAAAAAGTTTATTCCGTAAAAAAATACATAAAAACATACTATAAAAAGAAAAAAAAACATTAGAAAAGTTATCCCAGATTATTAGTCCGGGATAACATTATTTTAGAATGGCAAATCTTCCTCATCCTTCATAATCAATGAATCAGTGAAGTCCTTGACAGGCGCGGATTCTTGTACTGGCTCTTGAGCGATTGGAGCCTGGGCGACGCCAGCGGTTGCCATGGCCTTTTCAATCTCAGCGTTAGCCTCGTTTACCTGTGCGGCCTGGCCTTGTTTCTTGGCATCAATCTCTTCCTTGTCAACCCACTTGCCCTGTTCTCTGTCATACCAAGGAATTTTCATCTGGCTGATAAGAGAAAGGTACTCGTAAGGTTTGGTTGAGAAAACGTCCTGCCACTTCTTCTCATCATAAATCCACTTCTTCATCTGTTCCTCATCCCTGGAAAGAGGGGTGCTTAGTGACGCATCAAGAATCTGCGGAGCTGCGTTACCCTCAGTGATAGTAACATTAAGGTCGCGACCGTTGTAAATGTCAAGAATATTCAAAACCTGTCCGGCACGCTCACCCTCTTCCTTTCTCATGTTGTAAAGGTTGATGATAGCGTTATACGGGTCGGTCTTGTCCCTTCTGATGTTGAACTTCCAGAACTTGACACCCTCATCTTCCTTTCCACGCTCGATACAACGGACTATGACAGCCTCATTGCTCTTGTTGGCAATGGAAATGTCCTGGAAATTCTTCTTCTTGATAGGGTCAGATTCTTTCAGTGATTCCTGATATGCATTCTGGTTAAGCTCGCAGAACGGACACTTGTTGCCATACTTCTCATGGTCAATATCCTTGTTCTTTGAAAGGCAGATGTAGGACTTGTAACCACTCTTGGAAACCTCCTTAGGTACGTGTACGTTGTGCATGTGTACCTTAACGAAAGGATTTCCGGTTTCAAGGTCCATAGGAAGAAGGCGGATTGTCAGAGTCTTTTGTTTCTCGCCATTCTTCTCATCCAAACGAACATTCAGATAGTTCTTTTCGTTGAATGCATTTGGTCTTGTGTAATTGCTTGAACTGTCGTTTGTGACTACGATAGATTCGGGTGTAATGTTCGGTAAGTTAATTAAGTTACCCATTGTTAAAAAAATTTTGTTAAAGTTATTATTTGTTGTATAAACTATGAACTGTACCTATAATGTACAGAAAATTATCGTAAA